GATCTGGCAGGCGATCAGGGCGGCGGCCAGGACGGCGATCAGGATCAGGACGGCGACCAGGACGGCGATCAGGACGGCGATCAGGGTCAGGACGGCGATCAGGACGGCGATCAGGGTCAGGACGGCGATCAGGGTCAGGACGGCGATCAGGACGGCGCGGCGCTAGGTGCTGGCGACCTAGATGCAGCGCGGGACGCGCTGCTACAGGACGCCGCGCCCAACACGTCGCCCAGCCAGCGAGCGGCAGCAAGCCAAGTGCGCGTTGATACGCCAGAGTTTGCAACACCGGACGAGGTGGCGCGTTTTTGCGGCGGGCAGGGCACAATGCGTGCCCGCGACCGCGCCCGCGCTGCATATCGAGGCATTGCGTCCCGGCGCATGGCGGACGCGGCGCGGCGTGGGCTTCGGTCTGCCGAGAAAAACGCCCGCGAACACCGGTTGCAAACCGGACGTTTTGACCGGCGCGCGATGATGCGTGCCGCGCGTGGCGCACCGGACGTATTCGCCCGGCGGCGCGTATCGCCGGGCGTCAAAACCGACGTGCTGGTTATGCTAGACGGATCGTCGTCGATGAATAGCCCGGTGTATCTGCCCACAGGTCGCACGTCGCTGCGTGAGGTGACTATGGCCGCGCTGGCGGCGATAGTGCCAGCGTTCCGGCGCGCTGGCGCTGGCGTGGCTGTTTGGGAGTTTTTCACCGACCGAAAATTCGGCGCAGGCACGCCGCGCGCGTCAGGCTATGGCGTGACGCTGGCGCGCCTCAGCGACTGGTCGGGCCGTGAGACGTCCGACCAGCTACTAGAGGCGCACGGGGGTGTTGCAGCGTTTGGCGCAACGCCAATGACCGCCGAGGCGCGCGCGGCCAACAGGGAGTTACTGGCGCGCCGTGACGCAACACGGCGCGTCTGCCTGTGGCTGTGCGACGGGGAGCCGTCCGAGAGCGTGCCAGCGGTCGCGGCGCTGTATGAGCGCCTACGCGCGACAGGCGTGGAGCATCTGGCGCTAGGGCTATGTTGCGACGTGTCGGCGGTGTTCGGCGCGGCGCACTGTCGCAGCGTTGACGATCTGACGCACCTACCAGACGCCACTGCTGATCTGCTGTTGGCTGGCGTGGTGCCGGTCTGATGTCGGCGCGAGACTGGATAGAGGCCGTGCTAGGCGCGCTGGCGCTGTTTGTCGGCCTGTGGGTGCTGCTGCTGCTGTTTTGACCAGCACCGCACCCGAACAACGCCCCGGTGGATTGATTGATTGATCTGCCGGGGCTTTGCTTTGCCGGGCGGTTGCCGGGCGCTACCGGGCGCGCTAATGTCTGGCCGACGATCCCAACACCAGCAACAGGAGGGCCAGAGCATGCCACGGACGCCCCGGACGCCACGCAAGACCACCAAGACCACTAAGACCACCAAGACCACCAAGACCGCGAAGATACCCACGCCGAGCCGGGTTGATCCCGACGACGACGACGCCGCGACGCCCCAAGAATGGGGTAACATAGTACCGTCGGCGCACCGTGACAAATGCCCGAAATGTAACTTTACACTGTCAAGTTCGCAAAAGATACGGCTGCAAGTCATTGATAACCTTCAACAAATTATGATCAACCAAAATGCGTCGGCATCGGCGCGCGCCCAAGCGGCGCGCACGCTGGCTGAGATGAATGGCGATCTAGGACGCCACGCAGCACCGCCAGCCAAGCCCGCAACTGGCGTCCCGCTGGCTGAGATGACGCTAGAACAACTGGAATCCGAGCTACGCGATGCAGATCGCGGCACAACCTAGAGCCAAGCTGTTGATTTGACTGCGTGGTACGCGCCCTAGCTGGGGGAGCGCACCACCCGGACGCGATCCCGGACGCGGACGCGATCCCGGACGCCGGACCCCGGCCCCCCGGCCTCGCCCGGCGCGCGCGATGTTTTTATTATCCCCCACCTCACAAAAACGTGTGTATTTTTGACCTTTTTGACAGAATAGACAAATAGAACAGGGGCTTACGCTCAACTTTAGGTTTTCGTCGGGGGTTTTGTCTGGTATAGCGACAGACAAAGTAATCAGCGTGCAGGTGGGCAGCCGTGCCTAAGACAGTCCCTTCGAGCATCAGCCGGGCGTTTTCGTTCACGAACCACCAGTCCGGGCAGCCGGATATACCGCTACCCGGCGACAAGACCGACAGCGAGTTTGACCTGGCATATGGCAAGCTGAACGAGGTCATCGACTTCGTGCGGCAGGTGGTCGGCGACGACGGGCTGGTAAAGCAGGCATCGCTTTCAGGGTTCATCGGCCCCCAGGGTCCGGCAGGCCCACAAGGCCCGCAAGGCCCGGCGGGCGCGAATGGCACGAATGGCGCATCCGGCCAGTCCTTCGTCCCGGACGCCTCCGGCCCGGCCACGGACAAGGTGCTGTATGACGCGCAGGCCAAGAATTTTTCGTTTCTGGATACCACCAACGCGACGCTGTACTGGAAGCTGTCCGCCACGTCCGGGGACTGGACCACGGGCGTCACGTTCACGCAGGGACCGACGGGGCCGCAGGGTCCGACAGGCCCGACCGGCCCGCAGGGGGCCACCGGCCCGACCGGCCCGACCGGCGCAGCCGTCCTTCTCGTCGCGACGGGCGTCCCGGCCTCCGGCCTCGGCGCGGACGGCGACATCGCGATCATCGCCGACGACGGCAACCTGTTCAAGAAAGCCACCGGCACGTGGGCGTTGCAGGGCAGCATCATCGGGCCAGCAGGCCCGACCGGCCCCGCCGGGCTGACAGGCCCGCAGGGACCGGCAGGTCCGACTGGCCCCGTCGGTCCACAGGGCCAGACCGGCCCCGTCGGCCCGCCGGGCAACATGGACGGCATCAATAACCTGAGCGAGCTGACCAACCCGGCCACGGCCCGGACAAACCTCGGCCTGAGCGTGGCGGCGGAGACGGTCGCGGCCAGCAAGGTTTTGGGTGCGGCGGACGACCGCAAACTGCTGGCGGTGCAGGCCGTAGTTACCGTCACCCTGCCGAACGCGGCCACCGTCGGCGCGGATTACACCGTGGCGGTGATGGTTGTTTCCGGCTCGGCCACAATCACGTCCGCAGGTGGGGCCATCAACGGCATGGCTGGGAATGTGCTGGCCCCCGGCAACAGCGCACGGTTCGGCACGGACGGCGTGGATTGGTATGTGGCCAGCGTGGAGAACGCCACGGCCACCCGCCCCGGCGTGGTGGAGAAAGCCACCGCCGCTGAGTTGACGGCAGGCACGGCGGACAAGTTCCCGGACGCGACCGTCGTCCGGGCGGACACGGACGCCGCCATTGCGGCGGCCATCGCAGCGATCCCCGCGTCGCCGCCCGCCATCGCGGACGGCCAGACGTGGCAGAGTAAGTTTTCTGTGAGGGCGCTGAATACGTCCTACCAGAACACTACGGGCAAACCGATCATGGTGTTCATAGAAGCTGCGAGCAGTTATACGATGGACGCACAGGTGTCGGTGGACAACATCACCTTCGTCACAGCAGGCACAATTAAGTCTTCTGGTGGCACACCAGGCGGTATGTCGTTAATCGTCCCAGTAAACCATTACTACCGTTTCAGCACAGCATACCAAACAACCCTTAACGCATGGGCGGAGCTTCGCTGATGGAATATGGATTTTACCACCCGAGCGTTGGCTACTGGCAGACCAGCGAACAGCCATCCACCGCCGTGCTTGCGACCTACCCGGCAGGGTACGTGTCGGCACCTGTTCGCCCTGCGGGGGACGTCACTTTTGACGGCACAGCCTGGGTGCCCGCCCCAGCCCCAACCCCCACGGTCGCGGACGTGAACCGGGAACGGGACCGCCGGGAGTTTGGCGGTTTTACATTCCAGGGGAACACCTTCGATAGCGACCCTGAATCTCTGACCAAGATCAGCGGCGCGGCGGCGCTCGCGGGCTTCGCCATCTTCGCGGGAGCGCAGCCGGGCGACACGGCCTGGCACGCCACCCCCGCCAACCCGACACCGCCGCCATTCACGTGGATTACCCAGGACAACCAGCAGGTGGTCATGGACGCGCAAACGGTATTCGCGTTTGGCCGGGCGGCGGCGCATTGGGTGTCGTCGCACGTATTCGCCGCACGGGCCATCAAGGACATCCCGTCCGGCATCCCTGCCGACTTCGCTGACAACTTGAGGTGGCCGTGATGCTTCGGAAGTACGCCCGGAACCTGCTGGTCGCGCTCGACCAGTTCGTGAACGCCGTCCTCGGCGGCGACCCGGACGAGACGATAAGTTCGCGCGCGGCCAAGCGCCCGGACGTCTGGTATTGGGCCGCCCTCGGGTGGGTGATTGAGAGGATCAGCCCCGGCCATTTGGCCCGGTCGGTTGAAAACGACGAAGGCGCGGACGGGCTGGACCCGCCCGCTAAACGGTAGGGCTGCACAGATGTCAGAAGCAAGGCTGCAACGTATCGAAGAAAAACTGGACAGGCTTAGTGACGCGATGGTGAACCTCGTCCGCGTCGAAGAACGGATCGGGGCCATTTTCAGCCGTCTGGACGGCATGGACAAGCGCTTCATGTCGCACGGCGACCGGATCACGGAGATCGAGCGCGCGTCCGACAAGCGCGGCGCGAAGCTGGGCATGGTCGAACGCGCCGCCTGGCTGGTGTTTGCCAGCGTCATCGCCCTCGCGTTTTACTACATCAAGGAGGGTACGGGATGAGCGCGGACCTGAACCCGGCCAGTGCGGTCAAGTGGATCGTCATCCACTACTCGGCCACCCCGATTGAGCGCGACGTGACGGTCGAGGACATCAACGCGATGCACATCGCGCGCGGCTTCAAAAAGATCGGGTATCATTTCTACATCCGCAAGAACGGCACGGTGAACAAAGGCCGCATGGTCGTCGGCACGACAGGCGACTTCGAGACAGGTGCGCATTCGAAGGGTGAAAACACCCGCAGCGTCGGCATAGCTTATGAGGGCGGCGTCACGCTGGACGCCCCGAACAGTGGGTTCGACACCCGGACGCCCGCACAGATCAAGGCGATGGTCGGGCTGATCGACAGGCTGCGCCAACACTACCTGGACGCGAAAGTGACCGGCCACCGCGACATGCCGGGCGCAGCTACGCAGTGTCCGGGCTTTGACGCGTCCGCGTGGTGGGCGGACGTGGAGCGCAAGCGCAAGCCCCCAACCAACTTCTTCGCCGTCATCATCGCAATCGCGGCGGCAATCCTCGCAGCCATCTTCTCTTGAAAGGGTCCGAAATGAGCAATCCGAACATTCTGATCACAATCGCCCTGATCATCGTCATTGGAATGCCTACCCTCGGCAGCATTATGCGGTCGCACGGGGTCACACCCCCTGAATGGCGCTACTTCAAACCGTTCTCAATGACGTGGTGGGTGGGGGCCATCCCGGCGGCAGTCGGCGCTTTCATCGCGGGCGAGCCGGTCCACGGCTTTGCAGCCTGGGCGGACGCTTTCACGACCATGACTGGCGGCACGGACCCCGGCACACTGATCATGGCCGGGCTAGGGGCCATCGGCCTGCGCGGCAAGGACGGGTAACATGGCAAGGCTGCTGACCTTCTTCGCAACCATCGGCTTTCGCCTGAAAGCCTACGCGGTCCTCGCAGTGGCCGTGCTGATCGCGTTGCTCAAAGTCCGCAGCGACATCGCCCGCAATGCCGCCGAGAAATACGCAAGGAAAATGGAAAATGCCGACAAGAAACGGGCGGATCAAATCCGCCGCGCTGCTGATCGTGCTGGCTCTCGTGACCGCGTGCGCCCCCCTGACGACAAGCGCGGTTTCCGAGACTGATAAAGCCTGGTGTGACGCGCTCAATCGGCTGAAACCGACGCGCTCGCACCAAGACACGCAGCAGACGCAGGACGAGATCGGCGTGCTTTACGACTTCATTGGGGCAAACTGTGCGGGCACCTAAGACAAAAACCAAGGCCAAGCGCAAGAGCGCCCCGAAATCGCGCGCCGTGTCTGACGCCCGGCGGGCGCTGCTTGAGCGCATGGTGCAGGTCAAGCGCGCGAAGGACAGCCTGCTGGATTACACCATGTTGAGCATGCCGGACCACTTGGCCAGCACCCCCACGCACGTGGTTTCCCGCTACCAGGTCGGGCGTCACACCCAACTGTTGGCGGACAAGCTGCAAGACCTTGAGGCGGGCCGGTCCAAGCGGCTGATCGTGAACATGGGGCCGCGCCACGGCAAAACCGAGCTGGCGTCCAAGCGGTTCATTTCGTGGTTCAGCGCCCGGCACGCGGAACAGTCCCTCATCTTCGGTACATACAACGAGACGTTTGCGCAGGACGTTGGGCGCGCTGTCCGCACCAACATCCAGTCCCCCGAGCATCGGCTCGTGTTCCCGAAGCACGAGTTGAAGGATGGGTCCGCGTCCGCCCAGCGGCTTGAGACCAGTGGCGGGGGAATGCTGGCTTTCGTCGGGCGCGGTGGTTCGATCACCGGACGCGGCGGCCACGGCATCATCATCGACGACCCGATCAAGGACCGCAAGGAGGCTGACAGCAAGCTGATCAGGGATCAGCTATGGGACTGGTTCACGCAGGTCATCAGCACCCGCCTGATGACGCCCGATAGCTGGATCATGCTGATCCAGACCCGTTGGCACGAGGACGATCTGGTTGGCAGGCTCACCGACCCGATGAACCCGTACTACGACCCCGACGAGGCAGAGCAATGGGAGGTGATCGACCTCCCGGCGCTGGCCCTCTCGGACGGCGACGACCCCCTCGGACGCAAGTCGGGTGAGGCGCTATGGCCGGAACGCTTCGGACGCGACTTCCTTCTGGCGCAGCAACGGCTGGACCCGCGCGGGTTTCAGGCGCTCTACCAGGGCCGCCCGTCGGCAGAAGGCGGCAACTTCTTCCGGGCAGAAGATTTGCAGACCTACAAACAGGACGAGCTGCCCGACGACTTGAAGATTTACATCGCGTCAGACCACGCGGTCAGCACCCGGCAGGACCGGGACAAGACAGCTATCATCCCTGTCGGCATCGACCAGAAGGGGGACATCTACGTCCTGCCGGACGTGTTCTGGCGGCACGCGGCCTCGGACGTGGTGGTCGAGGCCATGCTGAACATGATGCAGACGCGGCAGCCGTTGTTTTGGTGGGCGGAACGCGGCCACATTTCAAAGGCCATCGGGCCGTTTCTGCGCAAGCGCATGTCCGAGGAAAGCACCTACGTCAGCCTGATCGAGATCACGCCGGTCGCGGACAAGCAGACGCGGGCGCAGTCCATCCAGGGCCGCATGGCGATGGGCAAGGTACGCTTCCCGGTTTTTGCGCGGTGGTGGCCGGAGGCCCGCGATCAGCTTCTTAAATTCCCAAACGGCACGCACGACGACTTCGTGGACGCGCTGGCGCTGATCGGGATCGGGCTGGCGCAGCAGGTGTCCGCGTCCGTGCGCACTTCGGCGCGGGACTACGGACGTCCAGGGACATTTCGCAGAATGTTCAGTGAAATACGAGCCGTGAAACGGCGCGAGAAACAGACCCGCGACACTGCGGGTTGGTGAGGTACAGGACATGATGAACGACAGCACAGGCAACATGGCGGGGATCGTCGATCAGTCGGCCAACGCCACCGCGTCCGGGCAGGAAACGGACAGCACGATAGCGCGGGCGGCACCGGACCCCGAGGAACAGCGCAAGGCGCTCGTGTCCGAGTGGAGCGACCGCGTGAAACGCGCCCGCGCCTATTGGGAAGAACGCGCTTTTCGCCAGATGCGCAAGGACATGGCATTCGCCGCCGGGCACCAGTGGCCCGTCAACCAGATTGACGAGCTGGTTGACGAGGCGTCCGAGCGCTACATCGCCAACATCACGCTGCGGCACATTGCCCGGCGCACAGCAGCGATCTACGGCAAGAACCCGACCATCGTCGCGCGCCGCAAGAAGCGGCTCCTGAGTACCGTGTGGGACGGCTCGTCCGACACGTTGAAGGCGGCCATGCAGGCGGCGGCACAGAACCCGATGAACACCATGGCCCAGGCTATCCTCAAGGACGCGGCCACCACGATGGAGCGTCACCAGCAGCTTGACCGGATCGCGCAGACGTTGGAAATCCTGTTCGAGAACGAGCTGGATGAACAGCCCGTCTCATTCAAGACGCAGATGAAAGCGGCTGTCCGGCGTGCCCTGACCACTTCGGTCGGCTACGTCAAGCTGGGCTACCAGCGCCTCATGTCCCGGTCCCCGGACACGGAGGCCAAGATCAACGACATCACGCAGCGCCTTGCCAACTTGGAACGCTTGAGCGCCGATCTGGCGGACGGCGAGGCCCAACAGGACAGCGCCGAGGCCGAGAGCTTCCGGCTGGCGCTGGAAGCCTTGTCCAAAGAACAGGAAGTCGTCGTGCGCGAGGGGCTGACCGTCGGCTACCCGGACAGCACGTCCATCATCCCGGACACCGGCTGCAAGCAGCTCCGGGGCTTCGTTGGCTGCGATTGGGTGGCCGAGGAATATTTCCTTACCGCCGACAAGATCAAGGAGGTCTACCGGGTGGACATCCGTGCGGGCGGCGCGAAAGCCTACGCTTCTGAAAAGGACGGGCTTTTCCAGGAGAGCAACAGCGTCACCGGAGAGGAAAAGAAGGGCGCAGAGCATTTCTGCGTGTGGGAAATCTACAACAAGACGGACGGGCTGGTCTATGTCGTTTGCGACGGCCACCCGGATTTTCTCACCCAGCCCGCAGCGCCGGACGTCTGGCTCGAACGCTTCTACCCGTGGTTTGTCCTCGTGTTCAATGAGGTGTACTATGAGGGGGCGGTATACCCGCCCTCGGACGTGGCGCTGATGCGGGACATGCAGATGGAGCTGAACCGCGCCCGGCAGGGTTTGCGCGAACATCGGCGCGCCTCGCGCCCGAAAACTTTCACACGCAAAGGGGCGCTTGAACAGGATGATAAGGACAAGCTGATCGGCTGCCAGGCCAACGAGATCGTCGAGTTGCAGGGGTTGCAGCCGAACGAGAACATCCGCGATCTGTTGCAGCCGTTCGCTGGCCCCGGCATCGACCCGAATGTCTACGACACCGGCCCAGCATATGAGGATTACAAACGCACGTTGGGCCAGACTGAGGCCAACCTCGGCGGCGCGTCCGGCGCGACGGCGACCGAAAGCAGCATCGCGGAAGGCTCGCGGGTGTCGGACTCGTCCGCTGTGGTGGACGATCTGGACGAGTTCCTGTCAGAGATAGCCCGCGCAGGAGGCCAAATCCTGCTGTCCGAAGCCAGCCCGGAGCGGGTCACGGAGAGTGTCGGCCC